AACATGTTTGGCCCTCGATGTAACCGCCGGCCGATTGAACGCGTGCATTGTATAAACGCGCAACGATTTCGGGCGTTGTTCCTGATGGCGAATCCCACAATTCGACACGATATTCAACATTTGTAATTGAAAAAAACGAACCTTTGTAAATCCTTGCCATTATCCGCGTCGTGAATCTTTGTTGTATCGTTCCAACACAATTGCCAAATCGCGACCGCTGATGTGCGTTTGCGCCACATATCCGGTTGATTGGTCGGACTTCATTAATGTTTTCAATTTATCCAATGGGGCGATGACCTCCGGGTTTGAACGCGCACCGGGATATTCACCCATCAATCCCAATGTTGGCCCGCTAACAATACCACCATCGGCAAACGCGGTGACGCTTGGGCCTTGTTTCATTTGGTTTGATACGGCCGTACCCAATGCAACCATCGCAATACCGGCCGCGATTGCAACTTCGGGTTGCATGAATGCCGTGCGGAATTTTTCAACGCTGATACCATAGGCAATCAACATTTTTCCGACTGTCTTAACAAAATTTCCCAATTGACCAACAACCGATTGCACAAATCCTTCAATTCCATTGCCTTGACCTGATAACGCGTTGCCCAATGTTTCGCCCAATGATACCGCAATATCTTCGCCCAATTTTTCTACGGCCATTGCCATGTCGGTCATCAATTTGTCGAAATCCTGAACGATTTGCGAACGCGATTGCGGATCAATTTTAACTTGCACCAATATCGGCGGAATAGCCGTTCCGGCAATCAAATTTGCGCCGGTTAGTTCTTTTGATTTTGCGATTTCACTTTTGCGTTTATCTTGAAACGCTTTGTTCATTTTAATCAACTGCGCTTCGGCTTCCATTTCGCCTTTGTAGCGGTCATTGATTGCCTTTATCGCATCGTCAAATTCTTTTTTGAGAATTTCCTTTTTCTTTTCGCGTCTTTTGTTGGCTTGGTCAATTTGAAATTCCGTTTGCTTTTCATCAATTGAACTTTCAATTGCGCTGATGTCGCGTTTGATTTGCAAATATTGTGCAGAATATTGGTCGTATGCCGATAAACTTGCCGTCAAATTATCCTTGCGTTTTTTCAGGAAATTAATTTCAACCTGGGCCAATTCCGCCTCACTCGCCCCACGCAATTTGGCGCGATTCAATTCCTTTTCCAAAAGTTCGTCGGCAATGTCTGACCTCATTTTCGACATTTTTTTGGATGCCTCCGCGTCTTTTTCGTATTTTTCGGTAAATGTTTCGACTTCTTTGGTCGCTTGTTTGGTTTTGTCTGCAACATTGCCAAACGCGGATGCAATCAAACCAATTGCAACCAAAATTGCGCCCGCCCCGGTTGCTACCAATGCCCCGGCATATGCTCGCGCGGCAACTGTGGCTTGCCCCATTACATAGGTTTGAATCCTAACCGCTGCCGTTTGCAATCCAACCATGAATGCGCTTTCCGCTTGCAATGCATTTTGAACCGCTTGCAATCCATTCACCAATGCAACTGCACCTTGCAATTGAACCATTGTTTTTTGCAAATCTTTGGATTCAATACCCAACATGGCCGTTGCGCCTTCGACCGCGCTAAATGCGCCCGCCAATCCTTGAATTCCGCCCAAAACGGCATCCAAACGGCGCGTGTCACTTGCAAAATATTTGACTTCGGCGCGCATGTCACCAACTGCATCTTGAATTTTACCCGCTTCACGAATAACATCATTTGCAAATTGTTGAAATTCAGGGCCTAATGACCGCGCCGTCATTGCAATTTGTTGCATTTGACGAACGGTGGCCATTGATGGTTTTGCGCTTGCCAATCGTGCAAATTGGTCTTGCATTCCTTTGATTGCCTCACCGGTTGCGCCGGACATGTCTTTTCCGGCCTTTTCGGTTGCAACAACCGCCGCATCCAAACCCTTTTTCAGATTCTGAATGTCTGCGCCAATGACAATGTTTAACGATTGACTTTTTGCCATTATCTATTGTAGTTTATTATATAATCGGCCGCGATGTGATAAATGCCTTCAAATCCCGCATAATCTTCGGTCAAATGCGCTTCGCCGTCATAATAGATTGTTTGAACCGTTACGGAATTAAAAACGCCGGGTGTTGAAACTTCCAACGCCGAACGAACAAGGTCGGCAACTTGCACCGCCGATTGATATGTTGTTCCAAACGAATTGACCTGAATCCGCGCAAAATCGGATTCCGATGGCCCTGATTTTGATGGGTTTGGAACAAGTGAAACAACCTGGTAACTAATTGCCGGAAATGCGGTTTCTTGTGGAATTCTCAACGGATTGATTCGGGTTGAAACAACCGCCGTCAATGCCGAATTGTTTGACAAAATATTATAAATGGCGTTTATTGCTTTCATGCTTCGGCGATGGGTGTCAACTTCGCAAATATATCCGCGTGACGCGTAACCTTTGCAACAATATCATCATGGTCGGTGTTTTCCCACGGAAATTTCATCAACTTTTGTGGGCTGATTGGCCTTTTCAAATGTGGTGAAATCATGGTGGATGCCATCCATCGCGTCATTTCCCATTGGTTTTGAAATTGCTGATGCTGGGCATTGCGCATGCCATCCAATCGCAATCGCCAATATCTTGGTGTGCATTTGTTGAAATCATGTTCCAACATGCCCATTTCACCGAACGCAATCCGTTCAATTGTTTGCCATGTCAACGCCGGGCCATCGTTTTTGGCACTTACTTTTTTTCGCCTGATTCTTCAATGGCAAAAAAATCGGTGATGGATTTTGTGAACCCATTCAATGCCGGCATCAACTCGGTGTATTTTGTTATTTGACGCGCGATTTCAACTTCATCTTTGAATGGCATTGGTTCGCCTTTTGATTCATAACCTTCACAAATACCATAGAATGCACATGTGACGGATAAATCCAATGATTTTGCAATGTTCAATTGTTTCTGCAAATCTTCAAATGATTCCATTCCAATGTGCGCCATGATATTGCGCAACGAATTCATGTTAAAAATAAGGGGGTGATGAACACCCCCGATTGTAATCGTGTTCATGTTGCGAATATACGCAACAATTTCAAAATTAGATTGTTCCAACGGTCAATGCGCCCGTTCCCTGAATGCTCGCGGTGAATGTAGTCACATCGTTTTGGGGTGCGGTCAAACTCAAATCGTTGAAAAATGCGCTTCCGCTCAATTTCAAATCACCGGAAACATTTGATGTCATCACGATGGTCACGGATGTTCCGGCCAACAAATCGGTGATGATTTCTTTCCAACTGATGCCCGCGCCAACGCTTGCATCTTCTTCGAACATACCTTCAACGCTCATGGTGTAACCATATTCGCCGGCAATATATTCTTTTGCGCCCGCTGAATCTTTGTTTGTGGTTTCAATCATGTCTTTGGTGATTGAAAAATCGTTTGATGTCGCGTTTGCGATTTTGGTCAATGTTCCGGCTACATCTTTGTAGATTGCGATAAGCGTGCCGTTTGTGATTCCTGTGCTTGCCATGATATTATTTTTTTATTTTATTTCGTTTGGATATTATATTTTTTAGCCAATTCAACAATGGTTTTTCGAATATTTTCATTGATGTTTTCGGCGATTTTTGTTTTGTGCATGTCAAATGCCGGTCGCATAAATGGTCGGGCCTGAACTTCGCCACGATACGCGCCCTTTTTGGTGAAACGCGGTGATGTTCCAAATTCAAACCAAATGGCCTTGTATGCGTTTTCCATTTCAACGCGCGGTGCAATCAAAACCGTGTATTTGTAACGCGCATCATTTTTTGAAACAAAACCAATTGAATTTCGAATGTCACCATTTCCAACCGGTGCAAGTGATTTGGCCGTGTCAATAATTGGTTGCGCTTCTTGACGAATTTGCGCGCGCAATTTTTCGGTGTCCAATTGAACACCGATTTGTTCCAATGCATTAATTGTTTCCGCCAAACCTTGCAAATGTTTCATTGTGTCAACTCGGTTTGAATTTTCAAATACATCCGGCGTTCCAAATCCGCAATGTTGATAATATTGAAATATTTGTTTTCCCAAACAATGCGCATTTTTGTGTTGATTCCACTATCATGACGCAATGTGAATGTCACGGTTTGTTTGTGTTCACGGCGATCCGCATCAACGGTTTCCGAACCTGATTCACCTTCTTGAATCCTGGCCCACGGCGTTGAATAGGTTGACCATGATTGCAACTTTTCCCCGGTGTTTGAATCCGTGGTCATGGTGTATTGTTCCACCGTTACCAATTCATCCATCAATCCGGGGTTCATGATATGACGCTTATTTTGTACGGATCTAACAAATATTGAAAACCAAAATTGATTGCATGGTTTTGAACACCAACTGTGATGGCCATCCTATTATCATAATATTGACCAATCAACAACAATGCCGCGTGTTTGATGGATGCGGGAAACAATGTATCCGGATTCACGCCGGTTGCGCTCGCCAATTCAAAACCTTCGGTGATTTCAACGATGTATTTGATGACATCATCCGTGATTGATGTGGGCGCCGTTTCAACAAAAATGTTGCGTGAAAACAAACCCATTGGATTTGGTGCGCTTATCCAATCCGCGGAATCAAATGCGGTGATTGTCTGCAAATCATTCACATATGACACGGAATTGACCGCCAACACGCGTGAATTTATGCGAAAATAGTTTCCGGACGGAATGTTCAACCCGTTTACGGGGTTAATCAATGCCGGTGCGCCGGTAAATCCATCAAATCCATATTTGGCCGTTCCTTTGCGTACTGAATAACCCAAATATTGACCGCATGCATCCAACGCCATTGCAATCAAACCCGCAATGTAGGTGTCATCTGATGACGATGTCACGCGCAAATGCGTTTTGGCATCTGCGACCGACAAATAATCGGTTGCGG